ATCAACCTTTTCCCATTGGTCACTTGCTCCTTGCTCTACGAATACTGCCCAGTCTCCAACCTTCCAATCTGTGATTCCATCTAAATTAGTAGAACCAGCTACAGATACAATATAAAAGTGTCCTGTAGTTCCTGAGCCACTTGATAGGCTAGGACTATTAGTTGTTGCGTTCCAAGTTCCTTGAAATACTAAACCAGCAGGAATAGTTCCGATAGCATCCTGAACAAATGCAGTAGTAGCTACCTTAGTTGAGTCATCAGCAACCGCTTGACTTGTTGCAGTAACCCCATTAGCAAGAACAGATGTAGCAGTTACATTTCCTGTCAAATCTCCTGTTACGTTTCCTTGTAAGTTTCTAACAACTGTAGAGGGTAAAGACAAAGCTAAACCAGTACCTGAAGCTGTAGTAATTACTTGATTAGTAGTGCCTGTGATAGCAAAAGTCTCAGTATTTAAAATAACTGCACCAGTTCCTGAGTCTCCTGAAAAATCTAAATCCTGTGCTAGACTTTCAGCAGCTACAAAGGCAGTAGTAGCAACTTTTGTGGAATCATTTCCAGCAGCTTGAGTAACAGCACTAGAGTCAGCAGGCAACACAACACCAGCAGAATTTAAAGATATTGTCAAAGCCTGATTAGCTCCTGAAGTTTGTATCTGATTAGCAGTTCCTAAAACACTAAAAGACTGACTATCTAAATCTACCGCAGGAGTGCCTGTATTAGAGTCTCCTAAGAAGTCTAAATCTACTAAAGTAACTTGACCATCAACATAATCAGAAACTGCCTTAGAAGTAGGGATAGTAGTGTCATTCTTATTTGATGCAAGGGTAGCTGTAGAATTAACTAAGTTGGTAATAGTGATTCCTGTGCCTGTGTCTTTTAAAGAACCCCATTCTAAAATAGCATTGACCTTAAAGTCTCCCTGATTATTTACGGACAACCCTAGAGATGTACCATTTCCATCGCTCAATAGCTTTAGAGTAGCAGTTGTGACAGCAGTTGTATCAAGTGTCTTGATTAAACTCGGATAAGTTGCTGAGATTTTAGTATTAAATAGACTTGCCATAATTCTTTTTTTGTGTGTTTTTTTCTTTTTTCTTTAGGAATACTTCTAACTTCTTGATGTTATTTTTCTTAGGCTTGTAGCTCATAAAACCCAACCATTAAATGTTGCATCTTGTGATGGGTAAATGTCTGAATCTGTGTTTTGATTGTACTTAGGAAATTGAGCTTGATTAAAAGCCATATAATCTATAAATCTTCTTGAATACCATTCTGCATTAGTGCGAGCTTTTTCAACTAAAAAGTCAATTTCTTCTTTTGATACAGTCTCTGAATTTTCAGATGTATGTTTAAATACTCCGCCATTACGAATTTGAAACGCAGCACTAGGATAATATTCAGATTGTGCAAACCAAATAAGCATGGGCTGAAGATAATCAACAAGAAGCGTTTTAAACTTTGCATTAGCTGGTAAATCTATATCTGTCGGGATAAGTGCTTGCACCTCTTCATATAGCTCCGTACCCATATAGTTCTGTAAATGTATTTCCTGCGACAGTTTAATAAAGAAAATAAATTTGTCAGTATTGATGTTGCCATCCATAATTGAATTACGGACTAGGTCAGTTCTATTTATAAATAATTTTGTAGCCATAGTTTCTATTTAGGGTATGCTCCTCTGTTTGGCATATTTATAGGTGCAATTTTTGCATCCCTGTATTGTTTACCTTTTGGTTGATACTTATTAGGAATTGAATCGACCTCTTTACCTTTTGAAAGGTATTTTTCTGTTTTAGATTTCATGCGATAAAGTTCTTCTCTCCAAAAATGTCCACAATAGATTCCGCCTTTAAATCGAAAAAGAGAATAATTTTCTCTATTGTGTCCAAATTCATTATTAACACCCTGAAATGAAGCACTATCTATGTCCTCTTTTCTATACACAACCCCTTTACCAGTTCTTGACATCATTGTTTTGCAAAAATTCCTGCTATTTTTAGAGGAAACCTTTTGCTGATAAGTGTATCTTATTTTGTAAAATGATTTATCTAGCTTGCTTTCTTCGTTTGGTCTTGATTTAATAAAATCAGCCAATTTTTCTAGTCTTGAAAGTTTTTGTTTGATTTTAGAATTTGCCCATTCTTCAATACTTATGTTTTTATCTGATACTTCTCTAGTGTCTACCAACTCATAATCATCTCCGATTGTTTCACCCTCAAGTGAGTCAAGCATTTTGTGACCTAACTCATCAGACAACTTAGGTCTTTCAAATTCTTCGTGAGTATCGCATGGCATATACCAAGTCTTTCCATCTTCTTCGTGTTCGTGATATCCTTGACAACCAATAGCATCAGCAATAGCTATAGCTTCTTCTGCTGTTTCATAAGCCTGTTTTCCATCAATCTCTTTAAGAGAAACATCTGAGCTATTTTTAATAGGAACACAATTAGGAACTTTCTTACCATTCTTCATTTTCATTCCATACTGCTCATAACCATCATAACAAGGCTTTTTTAACTCAGTATCCATCTCAACACCAGTTTCCTCTTCGATAGTTTCCTTGTCTTGGACATCATTATCAACCTCTGTAAACTCTAATGGTTGTAGAGTCGTGAAGTATAGGTTTAAAGCGATATCATTGTAAGCAAGTAACTTATCAAAGGAATCAATTAAAAGCTCCTGAAAAGGTCTAATAACTGTGTTATCCATTAAAAGAGATGCGGTCTTAATCTCTTCTGCGTTGTTTCCTAAGCCTGAGCCATCTTTTATACCTAATAGCATTGGGCTAACAATCCTGTGGGCTACCATTATCTTCTTAGAAGATTCGTCTGATAGGAATTGATATTGATTGTGTGCATCCGACAACTGAATAGGAGTAATGTCTGCTGAGGCTTCTTTATTGTCATTAAAAGCAAGAATGAATTTACCAGCATTAGAACTTCCTGAGAACTTAGCTGCAATCTTGTTTTCTATTAATTGTCTTTCTTCTTGGTTAGGTGTTCCGTTATTAAAGTTAATTAACATAGAAGGACTTAATCCATTCATTATGTTGTTCAAATGGAAATTAGATATCTCCTCTTCAAGCTCTGCGTATTGTAATCCACCTTGATAGTCTACTGGTGAGTAATAATAAAACCCTGCACGATATGGCTGAACGTACATAATCTCAATATTTTCTTTTGACATTCCAAATGCAGGAATCCTTAAAGGCTTATCACTTGGCTTTATCTCTGTCCAGTCTTTGAAATAATAATATGCTGGGACTTCTCCTTTTTCATCCGCTTTTTCTGCTCTTAATGTCTCAATAGGAAAGTGTTCTATCTGTGCAATCTTACTTCTGTCTTTAGAATAGATAACCTGAATAGCACATTGACCCATTAATTTTAAATCATAGCATAGCTTTCTGACACAATCTTTGTGAAACAAAGAAACCATTTGAGCATATTCGTTTGGCTTTCTGTTTGAGTCTGTAGCGTTTAAACCTTTACCATAGATAGCTTGACTGATTCCGTTAATCGCTGCATTATTGGTTGGGCTTCCATTGTATCTGTCTATAAGAAACTGAAAATAATTGTTATCAGCTCCGTATTCTACCCATCCCTTGTTTTTAACTTCTTTAATCTCAGGACTTGTGTATGTGTTTAAATTAACAAAACCATACTCAGAGGATTTTGATGCCTTTAAATCGCTTTTAAACTGCCCTAGCTCGTTTCTTTTTCTTTTATTCTTCATAGTGTTACAATATAGTCATTGTTACCTGATGTGCTTTGTGTGTATTGACCTTCATTTAATTGATAGTAGTCATTTTCAAATTGTTCTATGTCTTGATCTGTGCAGAATATTCTGTCTTTATATATTACCCCTCTAAATCCTGAGTCATCTTGCCACTTGACATCATAGTCTTGCCATAAAGAATAGTTTGTATTCCAAAAGTTGTAAGAAGCATAAAGTTCTAAATCATAAAAATGACCTTCAACTAAAACAGGAGAAAAAGCATTTGTAAATGTGTAATAGTTTCCTGATATTGATGCAGTTGTTATATCGTATTCAACTATAACATTAGTAGAGTCATCTCGT